ACCTCTTTTTCGGTCTTTTTGGGGTTCCCCACAAATTAGAGTAGTAATCCCACCCACTCCAATCATTAAGACCAAGCAGACAAATCCCGTAATTGGATTTAACCCGCCAATGATTAGGATTAAGCTTTAACGCAGCCTCACAGATTGGCTTCGCTTCCTTGAAGCGACCGGAGTTTATAAACAACGAGGAAAGGTTGGCGTAATTCAAGCCCTTCAATTCAGCCGTTTTGGACAACTGAATCGCCTTCCTGTATGCCTTTTCCCCTTCGTCAAACCGGCCTAGAACGTCGCAGGTAATCCCAAGCATCTCCCATGGCATAGCCTTGTCGGGAGCGACCTCTGAAGCCCTCCTGGCGAATAAATACGCCATGGGAAATCGGTCTGCTTTCTCTGCGATATACGACCCCATCGCAAGGGCTGGCCCGTTATCCGGGTCTTTTGTTAGAACATCCTCCAAAATCTCAAAAGCATCATCTACGTGACCGGCATCGGCAAGTCTCTTGGCTTCTTCAATTTTGCGGAACACTTTTCCCTTTCTTTGGGATGTATATACGTTTATTCGTCGTCAAAAGGTCAGGGTATTCAGACTGGATAATTGACTGAATCCTCAACAATTCAGACTGGTCTTTGGTGAACAGATTAAGACCGCGTTTCCTCAACTGCATTACTACTGAATTCGGTATAGACGCGTATCGGAAAAATTCGTTTTTGGTGTTATCGCAAGCACCATGAGTCCGATACAGCTTGTTTCTTTCAATCAGCGGAGTTACATCTTCCTCGGCGTGGACAAACATCGTTCCAGACGCTTCATCAAAGTCCGTTGAATGCTTTATCCCCGTTTCAGGGTTGTAACTCAGAAATTCAGGCATAAAAAAGAGGCGGGGTTATTAGCCCCGCCCCAAGGTTTAACGCTTAGTTATCGTTATTATTAAGCGCAAGCAACGACTTTGGAATTCGCCTTCTCATTGCGGCAAACCAGCGTGAACTCTGCCGCCATGTGGCGCTTATCACCGTCCGAAGTCTTTGCGTAGCTCTCGACAAACGGCTGTTCAAGGAACGCAATCGCCCAATACTCAGGGTCAAGGCACAGAATCACCGAACTGCGCACATGCCGATGAAGAACGATAGAGTGATTACCGAACGAGGAAACATACATATCCACCGCACCGATAATCGTCGCCTGAGACGGGGAACCAACGCTCATGTCGATGTTTTTGGTAACAACACCATCAAATGCGTCAATCGCGGCCTTCTGCGTGGCACCCACAAGAATCACAGTAGGACGACCGCCATCATCCCAAGCAGCCTGAAGCGCAGACTTGAACGTGGTCTCAGAAACCGCGCCAGTCGTGCTTCCGTCAGTCGGGGCGGCGACAGCACCGTTGGTAAATCCAGTCGTCGCAGCAGAAGCCGTGGTGGTCGCCTTGGTCGCATTGCTGGCGATCCAGGACTCCATACCAGCAGAACTACGGGCGGTCGCGCTGCCACCAGCCGAAGATGCTTGATTGGTAACAAGCGCGTATTCCATGTCGTTCTTCAGTTCGCGCATATACTTCATGGCGTAACGCTGAATCTCAGAACGACGACCCGCCTTGGCAATCTTCTCCTGAGTGCGCGAAATCAGGAATACTTTCTCGCTGATTTGGCAGTAGTTACCCTTGCGAACCGGAGCAGATACAGCGGCGTAGGTAGGCTCGTTGCCCTCAACTACACGGTTGCTTGCCGGGGAAGAAAGGGTATCTTCCAGCCATTCGTGATAAACGGACGTTGCTTCAACCTTGTCAAGATTGGTCAAGGCCCAGCTTTCCTCAGCGAACAAGTCCCAAATAACATCCTCAAGACCTTCGCGGTTGCCGCCGCCCGAAGAAATGTTGTAACTAGTGGTAGTGCCGGTAATGATAGCCATTTTTATTAAACTCCAAGTTTTTTAGCTAGTATTTCCGCCCCCAATTTTTGCCGCGTATCGTAGGATTTCGCATTCCTGAAGTTGTGCATCAACGCTGCGTCTTTGGAGACAGTTTTTTGTGACGCCCCAGGCTTAATCACCGGAGGCGCGTTCTTTGCGCGGTTTTGAATGTTCGGCTTGGACATCTGAAGCTTGTCGTATTGCAACGCTTTCCATGCGAGTGCAACCTGACGCGCATCGTAGATACTCCCGATCTCTGAATCCGTATATCCCTCTTTCGCAAGAAAGGCGGAAATCTCTTGTTGCGTTTTCTCGTTGAAACCTGAGATTTTCTGAGTGAGAAGCTGTTGACCAGCCTTTCTCATCTCTCCAAGAGACATTTCACGGCGCTTGTTGAACTCACCTTGCTTCATGTTGATTTGATTCAGGATGGACTGTTTAACGTCCTTCAACTGGTCAAATTGGTGTTTAGTCCTGACAAGCGTATCGGTATCCATCTGCCCCCAATTAAGGTTCTGATACTGGCCGAGTTGGCTATCAATAGCTCTCAGTTGCCCAATATCATCAATAATTGAAGCGTGGAACTCCTGCTGCGCTTTAATGAGCTTCGATTCCTCGGCTACCGCCCGACGCGCTTCAGCAACTTCCTGAGTCTTTCGGGTGTAGTCCGATTGCCTGAGAAGTGCGTCCTTGATTTCTTTCGGGACTTTGAAGGTCTTACCCTCATACTCCACTTCTTCAACATCCGATGCCGCTTCGGTCTCGACGGATTCCTCTAGGGATTCTTCCGCACCCTCCTCAATGGCTTGTTCGGCCCCTTCCTCAGTTGGCTCCTGATTGGGGGTTTCTGGCGACAGACCAAACATCTTTTCCGTCGCCCTTGCTTGCAACTGTTCTTTGCTTTGCGAATCCTGTTGCGGTTGTTCGCTGATTTCCATTTTTTCCTTTGATAATAAAAAAGGCCCTTTCGGGCCGTTAAGTAATCTCTACGCCAGTCGGAAGGCTTTTTTAGCCCTCGCCAGCATGTTTTCCTGCTGAAGCTGAAATGTCGCCATCTTCCCGGTGTTAATGACTTCCTCGATGTTCTTCTTGAAATCGTGAAAGCATTTAAGCATCAGCCTCAATTCGTGCTGACCTTCCTTATCACCTACAGGAGAGGATGCCCACTTTTCATGGATGGCCTTCTCCATAACCTCAAGCGACTCGATAAATATCGGGTTATTCATCAGAGCGTCCGCTTGGGACGCCCTGTGTAATTCATTGCTGAGGTTGGCCACCAGACTCCCTTAGTGCTTGGTTCATTTCCTTAACAAAACCAGCAATCAACTCCTTGTCCTTCATCGCAGCTTGAGCCGCGATATCCTCTCTGGATATTTGAAGTTTCGTGGCGTTGTCTTGCTGGTTCATCTTCATCTTCGCGTCAAGCTCGATCAACCTGGTATCAGGCTTGGGAGGCTCCGGCTGTTTTGTAGACGGGTCTGTCCAGAACTTCTCCACACTCGGGAAGCCCGCAGCTTTTGAAAGCTCCGAAAGCGTGTTGTAGATATTCTCTGGAGTTGCAATCCCGATCTGAAGCGCGGGCAATTGAATTTGTAGAATCTTCTGAAGATTCGCCATCAACTGCTCTTTATTCCCAACACCCAAACCGACGCTGATCGTCATGTCTGACCTTGACTGCCACTGCCTAGGGTCTACCGTTACCCACTTGCCACGGAGTTTAATAACGTCCGATGACCGAGCGTGTTTAAGGGTCAATTCATGCACGATCCTAAAAAGCTCTTTCACACCAGAAGCAAACACCCGCGCCATTAACTCCACCCGCTGAGAAGCAGCAGAAGTCAACTGAGCAATCCCTGACGCGGTTTTGTTTAGTGCGTTCTGGTCTACACCAGTGAAATACCTCGATGTCCCCGTCCGGTTCTCTCGAACCTGATCCAGATATTCCATGATCTGCAAAGCATTGGTCGCCATGAACGGGTGAACCAGGGGAACCATGTGCCCACTGACATCAGCGTTATCCGTGTCAATCCTCACCGCACCACCGGGACGCGATGTTAGAAAGTCGTCCAGATTGACCTTGTTAGAAAGACCATACCTGCCGTTATTCTGTAGATAGGTGTTATCTACAATCTGACGGAGCATCCCCGAACGAATCTCTTGCAAGTCCATTACTACATCAGACACCGAAAGACCGATGTGCCGATGAGGAACAGGGGTAGGAACGATACAAGCAACAGGAATGGTATCTACTTCGTCCATCCTGAGAATCTCTCGACCGACAACGATGCACTGCAAAAGCTCAGCGATACCGTCTTGGTTGTAGTCGTGGCGAATCCACACCATCCTGACCTTAACCCGCCTCATAGATGGGTCGCCGTTACCAAACTCACCGCCAATGTCTACAGACTTGTTAAAGTCTCTGGCCTGATCCGCTGCGGTGTTTGCATACCCACCGTCGCTTGGAATGTCGTCGGGAACGTATAAACCCATCTCCCGAAGCTCAGAGATTGTTTTCCACTCCCAAAACTCAAAGAACGGCGCATCCTGCAAAGACATTGACCGGCACCTCTCCGAGACCAAACACCTCTCAGGAGGCAAAACAGACAATTTCACACAACCGTAAGACCTGATTGTCCTAAACTGGACATCGTGAAGATTGGGAACCGGGGTCATTACAGGCTGACCCATTTCATCAAACACCGGCCCGATCATCGGATCGACCAATTGCTGCGGGATTACATCAGGATTCGGGTATTCGTTATGGGCGACAATCTCAAGCCTTCCCGTAAGAACGTCCTGAGCAATCAACGTAAACTGATCGTCCGTTAATCCATCGTAAGACTGCACCGAGTAGGTCGGCGTGTCATCCCAATACGCAAAGCAGTAGGCATTACGGGTCATCATCGCATCCGTGGCCCATTCGTAAATTACCTGAACCCAATCATTCTTCTGCTGAATGATGAAGTTCACATAATCAGACTCTTGTTTTGCGGATTCTTCATCTTCCGGCCCGATGGGGTCGAAGCGCACTACGTCATCACCAGCGGTGAATATCCTGATAATCGAAGGCTTAATCCATTCAATCGTGTCCGCTACGTCTTTACTGACGACATGGGAGCGACCCTCTACCTCATTGCCAAACGGCCTGCCATAGTAGTAATCAATAGCTTTAGCGCGGTCATTGGAAAGGTCGTCATTGTCACTTCCGAATGCGGAACCTTCCTCCGCGTCTATAGCGGCAAGCAGTCGTTGAATATCAGGCATTAGAAAATCCCATTAGACGGATACTGGATTGCTTTCCTCCAGTTGTTTGTTTTGTTCAATCCAGCGTTTGCGAAGGTCATCAACCAGGCATCAGCGCGGTTAGGACTAGCCACACCCCTTCGCTTCATTTCGTCCTTGCTCTCAACCTTCAGTTTTCCGTTTGAGAGAATTTGATATTTAGGCGTCGTTAGCTCACCGATTAAAGCCTCGTCCTCGCACAACCGGCAATCAAGAGCCTCTAGCCACTCACGCCCCTTGAACCACAGCTCATCACGAAGGCGGCTGTATTTACCGTCTACAGACGGAGACTCGGAGACATTCACCCCAACCACCGGGAGCCCGATCTCTTTTGCGCGATCTACAACACCGGCACCCAATCCGATAACGTCAACGCAGATGTGGGATGGCTTTACTTTTGACGCGTCGTATTCGTTCTTCAACAAACCAACCGTCTGCATCAGGTCTTTACCGAACCATTCTTTAGTAATCTCTAGCTGAGAATTACCCTGACGCTTGGCTAAAGCCGTGGAGTCATCACCAAAACGGGCGACATCCAATCCCCAAATAACAGGGGCGTTTGTTTTCTCGACCTGCCTTGATTTGGCAGACTCGCACAAGTGCAGAGGAATCACGCCATCAGCAGCCGTGGCGAAGTTGCCCTTCACACGTATCTGGTAGATGGGAGAGTCAACGCCATATTTAAGGCGCATTTCCTCGATGTATTTCTTTGAGACTAGCGGGCTTTCCTCACCGTCCCAATGCAGACAGGCCCAAGCTGACCGCATCTTGTGGTGGCTGTCATAAAAATAGCCGTCCTCCCTCGTCGGGTTAGCGGCCATCACCACAAAGGATGATTCAGTAGACAAAGCACCTTCGGCAACCTGAAAGACCTGCTCAGGAACACCGGAAGCCTCATCAATCAGGAATAGAAGGTTTTCACTGTGGAACCCTTGTAGAGCCTCAGGATTCTCAGGTCTGGATGTCCTGGCTACAGCGAAAGACTCTTGAGGGTCGGAGACTAGCTGGAACCTCTCAGACCGCCATTCAAACTCGCTACCGAGCTCAGGAAGCCTTTCCTTCAAGACTCTGTGCCACTTCGCAACCTCTGCCCACAAGACATCCGTTAATTGATGGGATGTCGGAGCAGTGCAGGGAACCTTACAAGGGAAGTAACAAGTCTGGAACCACAGAACACACCAAGCCTCGAAAGTCGATTTTCCTGTTCCATGACCAGAACGGATCGACACCTTCTTTTTCTCAACAATGGCTTTACTGGCTTGCCATTGCTGGTCTGTTGGTTTCGCCCCTAATGCTTCTTCTGCAAATAAGGCCGGCCCGCCCTCACGCCATCTAAGTATGGTCTTTTGAGCCGACGCTAAGTCCACTCAAGACCCCAACAAGATTGCCAGTTACATTTGCATCTATGCTCTGTGTCGCACGACCATCCATCCGGTCGCCAATCTCTTTCCATGCTTCCTTGTCGCCTTGAGCAGCAGCAGATACAACTTTATCCGCCACCTTTGAAAGACCTATATCAACATCGCCTTCACCAATGCGGGCAAGGGCTTTTTCTAGTGCTTTTTGCCATCTCTTGCCCTTAACTGCGTTTTGATTTCCTTGTGGTGCGGCCATTTGTTAAGTCAATCTTTAAGTATTTGTTTTTGTTAAGCGGTTGTGATGCTTGAGAATCGTTTCATAATCATCGGGTTCCCACACTATTAGCTGTTTCTTGTTCCTGAAACTTAACTGTGAGTTTTTAGGAAAACCACCTTTTGTTAGGTGTTCTTCCATGTTGAAGTCGTTATGCTTCGGACTCATGTTAAATATTAAGTATGGGCAATCAGAGAACATGCACATTGCCATCGGGCCGCTGTTAACTCCGTAATTCATTAAGCATTCGGAGTAGACAGCCATCCTCCACTGAATATCAATGGGGTTTAACTCACAGTCATTTAAGATAATGACTTGATAACCCTCGGATTGGAGGTGTTTAGTAAACTTGTCCCAAGCTGGCTTGTTTGAATCTCGCCACTTGTTTCTAATCGAGTCTCTTATTGTTATGGAGACTGTATTTTTTAGTCCTATTCCTGCGGTAGGCTTTAGCTTGTTAATAGAGCCGGTCTTTTTGTAAGTAGCCTCCACTTCACCGATATGCCAACCAAACCTCTCTCCATCTCTTTTAGAGCCTACCGTAAACGTCAGGCCACTTAATTTAGTGGAGGGGACGAGAATGTTTCCAAAACGCTTCCAGGCGGTTACTTCGTCGTATTTGTCCGTCCTGATACCTTGGTCTATAACGAAGTGGACATGATCGACTCCGTTACTTCTGGCGATTGTTGACCAGGTAATAAAATCAAAAGTGGTGGGGTCTGTAGAAAGGTCGTATATACCTTCCCTCATGTCTCAGTCACCAAAGGGGTAGGACTCAAATAACCCTCTTTAAGCTGCCAGTTAACAGAACTAATAGAATTGCTCAGTGATAGGTATTTATCCGCCCACTCCCTATCACTTGCGGACAGGACGTTTTCAAGACCAAACTTGAAAGACTCAGATTCGCTAAAAGGCTCTCGACCAGACTTAACAAGCCTCTGGTATTCCTCTACACCGTTAAGGAATAGAGTTAATGCGTCGTCAAGAGTCATTTAGTGATCGCCCGTGGGCCGACTTTGCTTTTTAAGCAAACGGGAGGGAGAGTGTGTCGGTAGGGCGATCATTAAATGGCTCATAAAAAAACCCGCCGTTAAGCGGGTTATATCTAACTTTGTCTTACTCTAGGTATAGGTGCCTACTCGTCTGCGACTGATGGAACTAGCTTCTATTTGTCCAACAGCATCCGTCTTTCGGCTATTCATGCGTCCACCGGCACTGCGGGTGAACTCGTGGGCTATGCCCTTACGGATTATTTACCGCGCCATACATGAATCCTGGAGCGACCCATGGGAATCGAACCCATTCAGCATCGCTTGGAAGGCGAGCGTCCAACCGGAGGCAAGGCCGCGTTTATTCAAGGCGAGTTCCATCATCAATAGGTGGAACCCTTTAACGCGCACATCAAGCGGTAGCTGCCCGAAGGCTCCCGCCCTTTCATCGCGCTCGACCGAACTAGGGTTAGACGGTCTTGGTTACGACTACTTTATAACGCGTGAGTTTCCTATTAGCAACAAGTCTGACTTGACTTAATCTGTTAATTCGCTTTCTTTGCTCATCGCGTAGTCATATCCGCACATT